TGAGGCCGATCGCGATGTACAGGGCGCGTTCCATGTTGTTAGACCACGCCTCGAAGTTGCAGGACTTTATTGAGATCGTCGCAGATCGCGTAAGCATGAGCTTCGCTGACCGCCGCTTCGATTATGCAAAGCGCTTCGCTATCGTCGCGGCGAATCCAAACATTGAAAACCTCGGAGTTGTCGGACAGCTTTTGAGGCTTTATGAAAAACCGCGGCTCGGCTGGATTGTAGATTCCTGTTCTTGTCGCTTTCATCTCACCCTCTTGGATTTGTTGCCCCTGTCCCCCGGAGCGCGGGTGCCTGAATCGTCAGGCGGCGGAAGTGCTCTCGTGACTTTATCGTCCATCGCATTTCTCCGTGTAGGTCTCAGGACCAGCCCGATACCAGCCGGTCATATTCTTCAATCCCCACCAGCGCCTTTAAACACGCCGCGCCTCAACAACTTCAAACACGATGGGGAAGTGGACGGGGCCGCAGTATCCCCACCACGCGACAACACGACGACGCATTTGGTAGATCGCGCCGTAGCTATCTTGATCGCAGGAGTAGATCACGCAAGCTCCGCACGAACCCAACGCGGCAAACTTGCTTCGGGTGTCGGATGAATCTTCCGGCTGGATTTATGTGCTGCTGTTGCGGGGATGAAGATAAAGCCCCCAGCGCACACTGAGATGTTGCCTAGAACCAAGCCATTACGAGTCAATACCGGGCCGGGTTTGAATACCGGCTTGCCCATATTCATAGCGCGGATTGCAACCGTCGGACAACCTGCTGCTCCTGTGCTCATGTATCCTCCTGTTGATTGGACTGCTCACCCATCCCCATGCAATTCGCGTGCCATCGAACAATCAATGACTTACGCGCTCTTCTCAAGTTACAGATGACGCCCAGCGGCAGACTTGTGCCAAATGCGCCGCCCGCCAAGAACCATGCCCGAAGTTATCCACAGCTCCACGTGGAACCATCCTGCCCGTGGTATAGTTGGCCCTCTCCGCGAGGTGTGGCTGTTAGCAAGTCATCCTCTTCTCTCGCTGGGCAATACCGGCCAGCGTCGGGGTGTCCCCCACGGACAAAGAAGGGCCGTTCGCGCGGCCCTTCGGCTTTTTGGTTATACTGCCCTCATGCCGGGGTGGTAAAGCCAATGCGGGTCCAGCGCCGGCCGCGCCCCCGCTGTAGCCCGACCGTGCTATCTCACGGCCGGGAGTAGTGCCAGAGTTCCGACCCTGCTGAATCCAGGGTCGGACTCATCACCGAATCAGAGGTCGGCTGGCTGCGGGCGAGAATAAAGATTATAATCGGCTTCGTGAGAGCATCTGTCGGGGCCGCCCTTAATTCCGCACACCTCGAGCCCGCGGAGTGGGAGTGCGCCATCGATCGCGTCGGCGCCCTCGCGCGGGCGAGCAAGCTCGGGCGGCTGCTCTATCATTGGCAGTACGCCGGCCAGGACAGGTTCCGCGGTCCGGTGCTGGCGGAGCTGACTGCAAAGGCCGGCTACCGCCTACGAATCTCACGGGCTCATCGCGATCGGCGCGTGCTCGAACGTGCGTGTAAGCAGGCGCTGGTCGAGTACCACGGCCCCAACTGCCCGACGTGCACGGGCGCAGGCGAAGTCATGAGCGGCCCCTTGCGATTGTCTTGCGAGGACTGTCTGGGGACGGGCCGGCACCGCTACCCCGATGAGGAGCGCATGCGGGCGCTGCATGTGGATCACGAGGAGTACCGCGACCGCTGGGATGCGCGGATCAACCAAATCATCGGCATTCTGCGCCGCGCCGATGGAGCTACGACCCGGGAGTGCCGGCGGCAATTGGAGCGGGGTGAATTTTCCCAAACTTGACTTTCGCAGGATCCTGGGAATATGCTTGCGGGCAAATTCGGGTTTCCTCTGCCATTGCGAGGCGAATAACAGTTGGGGGGGGATTGCCCGCAAATTTCGCGGGATAGCCCAGCAACCAGAGTGCCGGACTCATAATCCGGAGGCCGCAGGTGTGAGTCCTGCTCCCGCAACCCTATTGCCAGTGTGGCTTCTCCTCTCTGAGCCACGCTTTCGGCCAGCCTCAGCGCTGGCCTTTTTTTGAGGCTACAGGTTGCCATGATTTACGCAATCCAAGCTGGCTGGAATGGGCCCATGGCCAAGACGCAAAGCCGTGTGAAGCGGGTCAAGGCATGGACCTCGAAAGCGGCGGCGGCGTGACCCTGTGCGCCGCTTGCCATATTCGGCAACACAGCCAAATGAAAATGATGGTTTGGGCGGCATGAAGCTGACCCCAAAACAGGTGGCGTTCGCGCTAGCGTATTGCCGCTTATCGAATGCGAGCGCCGCGTACCGCGAGGTATATGCCCCGAAGAAGGCGACCGACAAGACCATCAACGAGGCCGCGAGTAGGCTCCTGAAGAACAGCAAGATTTCAGCAAGAATTGCTCAAGTGATTGAGGCGGCGGCAAAAAACACTGGACTCTCTATTGAGAGGACGCTGAGAGAGGTCGCAAGGGTTTCGTATTCTGATGTGCGAAAGCTTTTCGACAAGAACGGCCAGTTGATCCCGGTGCACCTACTTGACGCAGACACCGCGGCCTGCATTGCGAGCGTCGAAGTGGATGAGATTAATTCCGGCGAGATCGTGATCGGCCACACGAAAAAGATCAAGCACTGGGATAAGAATGCCGCGCTCGAAAAGGCCATGAAATACCACGGACTCTATGAGGCCGACAACAAGCAGACGGTCCCTGTGTTGCCGCCCGTGCTGAACATCATCGCGGTGGCTGGGCGTAAATGAGCGCAGCAGTGCAGCGAATACCCGCCTCGCTGGATGTGCAGTTGCCGGAGAAACTGCTGCCGTTGATGGAGCACTTCGGGGCTGGAGAAGATCGCACGCAGCGGCGCCGGTACTACATTATCTATGGTGGTCGCGACGCCGCGAAATCGCAAACCGTAGCCAGGGCCCTGCTGGTGCAGGCGATGTACGAGCCGCTGCGGATTCTCTGCGCTCGCGAGGTCATGCGCACCATCGCGGACTCAGTGCACCGGCTGCTCGTGGATATGATCGGTGCGCTCGGTCTTGAGAGCTGGTACAAGGTAACGGAATCCTCAATCGTCGGAATCAACAACGCCGAGTTTTTGTTCTGCGGGCTCCGGGCTCTTGATGCGGCGAAGATCAAGTCCTACGAGGGGATTGACGTCGTCTGGTGCGAAGAGGCGCAGGCGATCAGCAAACGCTCGTGGGAGATTTTGATACCGACGATTCGCGCCGATGGTTCGGAAATTTGGGCGACATTCAACCCCGAACTCGACACCGACGACACCTATCAAAGGTTTGTGGTGCACCCGCCTGAAAATGCGTGGGTGCAAAAAGTGACATGGGAGGATAACCCGTGGTTCTCCCAGGTGCTCGACCAGGACCGGCTGCGCTTGGAGCGCAGCGACCCGATCGAGTACGAGCACGTTTACGGTGGGAAACCGCGGACCGTGGTAGTCGGCGCGATCTATGCTGGCGAAGTGCTGCAGATGATCGAGGAGCGACGCTTCCGGCCGGTGCCCTATGATCCGAAGCTCAAGGTGCACACGATATGGGATTTGGGTTGGAACGACCAGACCGGTGTCATTTTTGCGCAGCGCCTGCATTCCGAGGTCCGGATCATCGACTACGAAGAAGATTCGTTCCTCCGCTATGACCAGTGGGCGAAGCGCCTGGACAAGAAGCCCTACGTGTACGGCGATCACTGGTTGCCGCACGACGGCGGGAACGAAACGCAGGGTGGCGGGGGATTGAGTGCGCAGGCGCAACTTGCGCCATTGCTCGGCAAAAAGCCGAAACTCATCCCGCGTCCCGCAAGCGTCGAAGATCCGATCCGTATTGCGCGAATGATGTTCCCGCGGGTCTACATGGACGAGGCGAAGTGCGAGCGCCTGATGGATTGTCTGAAACGGTTCAGGCGCGGAGTCCCTGAATCGACCGGCGAGCCTGGCGCCCCCGTGAAGGATGAATACCGGCACGGCGCCGATACCTTCGGCGGCCTCGCGATGATCGTGGACAAGCTGCGGAACGAAAACGACCGACCGCGCCCGCGCGTGGCCGACTACGCGCCCCTGGACCGATCAATGGGGATGTGACTAAGGAGAAACCTGCATGGCAACATTGGTTCCAACGATTACGCCAATTGGCGAGCATGCGTACCTATTCGTTTGGGGCCCGCTTGTCGCTGCTAATCCTGATGGACATCCTATTCCGGGGCGGTATGTGGATTTCTCCGACCGCTCAGTCCACATCTCGGGCACCTTCAACACCGGGACCGTGATCTGGGAGGGCGGAAACGATGGCTCGACTTATCTGCCCATCACCGATCCCCAAGGTACTGCGATCAGCAAGACCGCTGCGGCGCTTGAGCAAGCGACCGAAGTCACGCTCCTCGCGCGTCCGCGCATGACGGGCGCCGGCACCGACAGCATCACCGTGTCCGTGCTCGCCAGGCGAGGCCGCGGCGGCAAGGAAATCTGAAAAGGGAATCTCATGAACGCCCAAGACATCCACAACGCAGCCGACACTCTGGAGCGGATGCACAAGCAGTACGATGGCATGGCTCGTACCGCCGCGGTCCTGCGCGATCTGGCGGTGATGGTTAACAGGATCGAGAGCGCCGAGGCACGCCTCGCAGAGGTCGGCAAGGCGAGGGACGCGGCCGAGGCCGCCCTGGCGTCTGCGCTCGCTCAGCACAACGCCGACGAGCACAAGGTCGCGCCGATGGACATTGACCTGACATATAGCGATATCGTGGCCGGGACCGGGTTCACGATTCAGGCGTTCGTGCGCCGGGGCCGCGCTTATGGCCTCTACAACTTGAATTTCGGGTGGGTATAAATGTCCCTCCCGATTATTCTTGCAACAGGCGCAGTTGACTGGAAGGGCGATGTCAACGGCGGCGGCAACGTCGTCCTCTACGGAGCCGACGGAAAGGCCATTTACAAGCGGCCGATCTTCGAGGGAAATATCCGCGTCCCCAATGCGCGTCTGACTGCCGCAGTCGCAGCGGCATCTCTTATCTGGGCATTGCGCTACAACGGCGCTAACATTTTGCGCGTCAAGTCTGGATCGTTGCAGGCAAGCTTCGACGGTACTGCTGCAGCGACCACGCAGCAATATCAGATCGTTCGAATCAGTGCTGCGAACGCTACGGGCGGCACTGCGTTACAGCCTGTCGTAACGGATACGACCTACGCTATCCCGTCGATAGATGCCAGATTCAACTACGCCGCTGCGCTCGGCGTTGCAGGAGTGACCATCGCCGCGGAATTTGCCGCAGAGTGGGGCGTACAGCGTCAGGTCAGCGCATCCAACCAGATGCTGATCGCGAATAGGCAGGCCCTGTATTCGTCGTTCCTCGATCTTCGAGCTGGCGAAGGCATGGCAATTCGTCTGGGTGTGGTGGCTGTGGTCGGTGACGGTCTAGGCGGATATTTGGAGTTGCAGGAATACGCAACGACGGACTGACGAAATGCCGTTCTCGATCAATGCACCGCCTGGAGCGGTGGAAACGAACGGAGCAGAGACCGTTCCGGTACTCACCATAGAAGTTCCGGAAAGCTCGGCGATGCGCATCAAAATGGACATCACGGCCTATGAAGGCACAGATGATGTGTTCAGCGCCACGCTGGATTGCTTCGTCTACAGAAACGGGGCTGCCGATGTCGTGCTGGTAAATCAGGCGCTCGATCCGAAATGGTCGTTGAACGACGGTTCTAATCTGCAAGCTGAAGCAGTTGCTGATGGAACCGCCGTTAGAGTGGATATCACCGGACTCGCTGGTAAGGTCTTCCGGTGGGCCCCAGATGGCTACGGCTCATACGTTCAATAGGAGAAAATCGTGGCAAGAGAAACTATCACGCTCACAAGAACCAGAACGACCGATGCGATCTCTGCGTTGGTCATTATCCGGGCGATGGAACCGGACTCGGCGCTGACGTTCCGCTACAGCGCGGTCGCCCGCGCCAGCACCGGTGTCGTGAAGGCGTGGAACGGCGTGCGCACAATCCAGCGCATCGGTACGGCGACCCCTGTTGGGGTAGGCACCGCAATCGCGCCGAGCATCGACCCCTCGACCGGCGCTCCGACATGGACGATCACCGGAGGACCGAGCGGAAACTCTGCGGCGCTCACGCTGACTGGAGCCGCCGGAGTCACGATTGACTGGGACATCAACATCGACGCCACGGCGAATGTGCTCTAAATGAGCATCCTGCTGCTCCTGCAAGGCGGGGCACCGCCGGCAGACGACCCCGAGACCCGGCAACTCGCCCTCGGAGAATTTGCCGATGAAATCACCGAAGAGGAATGGTTCTCCCCTCAGCTCATCGAGGAATCGCTCGATATCCTCCAGTCCCTGTTCGAGGAACTCGCGGAGTATGTCGAAGAGGCCGAGGAGTTCGTCGCCCAGCTCATTGAGGACGCTCAAGCAGCAGCCGATGACCCCGAGACCCGAATGCTCGCGCAATTCGACGAGGAGCTTGAGCCTCAACCAGACGGTTTCGAGGACGGTTCATCCGCGTTCGTTCCGGAAGAACTCGAGGCCGCGACCTCCGAATGGATCATCCGCGCCCGCCGGCGCGGGCGCAGGTAGATCGTGGGGTGAAATGAAATGTCCGACTCGATCAAGGATGACCGCCGCAAGCAGGGGATTATCCTGCGCATCCCAGGAATAGGCGCCGAGATCGAGATTCGCGGCCTCTCGGTCATCATGACCGCACTCCTAGTCGTATGCGTGTTCATCGCCGGATTGCTTTTCGTGCACACGCGCGACGCCGAGGCGAGCAATTCGCAAATGATCGACGAACAGAAGAAAACAGCGGAAGTGATCGCCGAGATCGGCTACATCAACCTGTTGAATCCGGAGCAGAGAAAAATCCTGCTCTCGCGCATGCAGATGCCTGAGTCTTTGGCGAAGAAGTGTCGGGGATGCAACCTATGAGGGCCTGCTTGGTCGCAGTCTTCCTGTGCGGCTGCGCCAATGAATTCCCGGCTTGCACCTGGCACGAGATCTCTACAGCGGACTTGGCCATCGAATGCCGCAACGCCGATCCGAAACTTTACGGATGCCAGAAGGGCACGACGACCTGTGAGCTTTACGTAAGGAAGCCATGATTTTGGAACTAAAAACGGTAGCTCTGCGCGAAGATGGGGCGTTCGGAGTTCTCCTATGGGATGGGCGTCCTTTTGCCGTGTCGGCCGAGCGCACTTTCGAGAACTTGCGCACGGTGATAAACGGGGGTCCTTACAAGTGCCGGCGGGACTTCTATTACAAAGGCCGCTACGAGACCTTTGAGATCGAGGTGCCTGGGCATGACCGAGTGCTGTTCCATAAGGGAAACGTGGAGGGCGATTCAGAGGCTTGCGTGCTCGTTGCCGAGAGTTTCTCCGCGATCGGTGACGCTACTGCTATCGCAGACAGCAAGCACGGCTTCGAGGAATTCATGCAGCTCGCAGCGGGCTTGAGCGAATTCGACATGCTGGTGACGGGGAGATCGTAATGACGCTTGATCCCCTTAGCGCGGTATTCGAAATTGGCGGAAAGTTGATTGAGCGATTCTTTCCCGATCCAGCAAAAGCCCAAGAAGCAAAACTGGAGCTGCTCAGGATGCAGCAATCCGGGGAACTTGCGAAACTGGCGAACGAGACCGAGACCATCAAAGCGTTTCTTGCCGACACCCAATCCGCGCGCTTGAGGGATATGGAGGTCATCAAAGCGATGGGCAAGAATCGGCGTGGGGACATCCTGGCCTACGCTGCCGTGGGGTCGATGGGCATCTGCATCCTTCTGCTATTCGTGTTCGATGTGCCGCCGCAATCCAGGGATCTTCTGCTTGTAGTTCTCGGCGCCCTTGTCACCATCGTCAAAGATGTCTTCGGCTTCGAGTTCGGTTCCAGTAAGGACAGCCAGCGCAATGCCCAAGCCGTTGCGGACATGCTAAAGCAATGAAAAAAGCTCACCGACCTGTGAAGTGGACGTGGCTCACGAAGCGCTGGTATCGTCCTGATGGCTCGCTCTCTGGCCTTCAAATGATCCGCGTCGAATGGCCACAAAATTACGGCGCTGGCCGTCTTAGCGTCCCACTATTGGGAAAATGTCCCCAATGAATGGAAATAGACAATGAAGGCCACCGATGGCTGAAGCAGACGCCCCACTCGCAGAGGAAGAAGTCGTGCTTGGTGAAGGCGAAATCGCAGCGCTCGAAGAAGAGAAAAAACGCAAGCGCGAGCTCGATCTTCAACGTCTTGACGCCCTTGGCCAGTCGCTCGCGAAGACCCGCGCCGAGGCCATCGCGGCGCGCGGGGCCTCCGGGATCGAGGACGACTGGCAGGAGGACGATGAGTTCTACCAAGGCTACGACGAGCACAACCGCTCGGAGATGCGCTCAAGCACCTGGGGGCAAAGACCTTCGGGTCAGATAGCGGAGAAGTCCGGTTCAACGCGCAGCACGGTCTTTCCAAACATCACCGGCCCCTATGTGGATGCGGCGGCCTCCCGCATTGCCGACATGCTGCTGCCCACCGACGACAGGTCTTGGGCCCTGCGCAATACGCCGATCCCTGACTTGGTGAATATCGCGAAGGGTAAGTTCCCGAAGCCGATGCTGCGGGAAGCGGCGGCGATGTATCCGGGCCAGCCAGAATTAGCAAAGAAAAAGCTGGCCGAAGCAGTCGAGCAAGCCGCGGAAGCTATTGCCGAGGCCAAGGAAAAAGCCGACAAGGCTCAAACCCGGATCGAAGACTGGCACGTCGAGTGCCAGTGGCACGCGCACGTCCGTTTGGTGATCGAGGATGCCGCTCGGATCGGCTGCGGGGTCTTGAAAGGGCCGGTGCCGATAAAGAGGAAGCGCGTCGCGTGGGCGAACGACACGCTTCAGGTCCTGAACCAGATCAAGCCCGGAAGCAAGCAGATCGACCCCTGGAACTTCTACCCGGACGGGGCCTGTGGGGAAAACATCCACAACGGTTCCTATACGTGGGAGCGGGACAACGTCACCCGCAAGCAACTGCGCGATCTGCGCAGTGAAAATCCGCAGGAAGGCGACTACATCACCGAGCAAATAGACGCCTGCTTGGAGGAAGGTCCCACCCGGGCGACGGGTGAGTATAAGCAAACGCCGGACCTTATCACCGATCCGAACCAGAAAGACAAGTTCGAGATCTGGTATTTCCACGGCACGGCCGAAAAGGAGGACCTTGAGGCCGCGGGTTGTGATTGCGCGGAAGAAAAAGACCCTCACGTCCCGACCATGATCGTGATGGTCAACAACCGCGTCATCAAGGCGGTGCTGAACCCCCTGGATACCGGGGACTTTCCCTATGACGTGATGATTTGGCGCCGGCGTTCCGGGCATTGGGCCGGAATCGGAGTCGCAAGGCAGATCAGGACCCCGCAGAAGATAGTGACTGCGGGCGCGCGCAACCTCATGGACAACGCCGGCATCGCCGCCGGCCCCATGATCGTGTTTCAGAGCGGAGTGGTGGACCCCGCTGATGGGGTGGCTGGGATCGCCCCGCGCAAGGTCTGGTTCATCAAAGAAGACGCCGATGGAATGAATGATGCCACCAAGGCAATCGGGGTCGTCAAGGTCGATATGCTCGTGGATGATCTTTTGAAGATCATCCAGTTGG